TGAGGATCGACTCTGCGATCTTCTCGGGTGTCTTGTCTCCCGCGCTGCCCGGCACCGCGCCGGGTCGCAGCGTCTCCGTCGGCCGGCCCGAGGGCGGCAGTTCCCGCACTTCGGCCGGCGTACCCTCGTCACCGGCCGGCTTGTCGGCCTTGCCGTCGTCGGGTTTCCAGTCGAACACCTCACCGGCGTCGGCCAACAGCTCGTCCACTGTGTCGCCCTGCAACCGGCTAACTTTCGCCATTGACAGGCCAGTCTTGCTGGCCACCTCGGCGAGCAGCGCCTTACGCTCGGCAGCCTGCGCCTTCTTCTCCATCTCCGCCAGCTTCGCCAGCACACGCTCCATGTCGGACTTGCTGCTGTCACTGTCGGCCTTCAGCTTGGCCAGCTCGTCGCGAGCCGCCTTCGCCTCAGCCTCCGCCCGGCGGGCACGCTCCCGCTCGGCCTGCAACGCGCGCTTACCGGCATCCCCCAGCGCGTCCTCACCAGTCGCAGCCGGCGCGGCAGGGGTAGTGGTCGGGTCGGCTCCCGTCGCGGGAGCGGGTTCATTCTCAGCCATCGCGGCCTCTCCTATCATCGCGGCCGCCGTCGCGGCGGCTATCCGGCACCGGTTCCCGGTCCAACTCAACCGGGTAGTCCATCGTCATCCGCTCCAACGCCCGCCGGGCACGAACCGGCTGGGTCACGGCACAACCTCCACATCCAACACCCGCGGCCGGGAACCCGGCCCGCTGTCACCAGTCACCCGCAGCCGCAACCCACGCTGCAACATCAGCTCAGACTGGCCAGCCGGACCGGAGATCCGCACCCCACCCGTGCCGCGGGGCACACGGATCCGCATCACCGCCCCCGCGTCGTCACCCGGCGCCGCGAACTGGCGGGCGATCCCGCTATCAGCGGTCGTCGACAGATAGCCGCCCTCCGTCCACTGCGCACCCGCCAGACTGCCACCCGCGCGGCCACCGAACACCGCGTTCAGATCCGCGACACCACGATGCACCAGCACATCCCGACGCAGCGGCGAACCCGCCATCACCTCATCGATCGCGTCCACCCGCCGGCGGATCAGATCACCCAGTTGGCCACGCCGCAACTGGCCGTTGATCGCCGCGAACAGAGTCGACTCATAGTCGCGCAACGCCTCACGCTGCGCCCTGGTCAAAGTGGTCATGCCACGGCCGGGACGGCGGTCCAACGCAGCCCGTGCCGCGTCCAGCGCCGTCGACCCGGTCGCCAACCCACCCGGCAGGCCGCCAGCGACCCGGCCCTCAGCCAGAGCGCGGCGAAACGCCGCCCGCGCGTCCGCACCCGACAGGCCCTCGGTCACCTCGTCCCACAGGGCACGCAACTCCTCGTTGCGGTCGGCCACCTTCGACCCCGGGTAGTACGGCTCCGCCGAACAGCCGCAGTGGTCATGGGCCTCGAACCCGGCGGTGTCCTCCCCCTTGAACACCGCACCACGGGACGCGACCATCGCGCAGAAGTGGCACGGGTCCACGGACGTGACCCGCTGCCACCCCAACGCCTGCCGGTCGGCTGACAGCGAATCCAGCAACGTCTCCCGGCCACCACCCAACACCAGAGACGACGCCTGGCCGGCGACCTTCACCAGCCCGTTACGCGCGGCAGCAGCCAACGTCATCCCACCGCGGCGGCCGTTCACCACCCCCGAAAGCGCCGCACCCCGCAGCAGCCGCTGCACAAGCTCCTCATCCAGCCGGCGAGCCAACCGCGGCAACGCCTCCCCGCTCACACCCTCAGCCTGCCGAAACCCGGCGAAGTACTGCGCCGCCAACGCGGCCGAAGCATCCCGCTGCGACAACACCAACCGGGACCCGGTCTGCGCGAACCCGCCAATCGTGCCCGCCAAGTCGGTCACGTCCACCAGCACCCAAAGCTGCGCCAACTCCCGCACCGCGGCCGCGCGGACACCGAGCTGCTGCCGCCGGTGCGACGAAGTCAACCGGGCACCCTCAACAGTGACGGCCATCAGAGCGGGGCAGCCTCAGACACACCCTCGGCCTGCCGCGCCAGCTCCGCCTCCAGACTGGTCAGCGGATCAGCCTGCGCCGCCCGGGCCTTCCACCTGCGCACATCCTGCTGCGTCACCCCAGGGATCTGCGGCCACAACTCCTCCGCCGGCACCCCCAGCATCTGCGCCAACTTCCCCAACCCGTCAACCGTGGCCGCAAACGACCTGGCCGACGTGTCCCGCCAGATCACCTGCGCGTCATCCGGCACCGGCACGCCGATATACCGGCCAACCAGTTGGAACAGTTGCTCATGCGACTCGCCCAAGCCGGTCTTGCGCTCGTCCACCTTGCGGTCCCGGCCGGCCTCCGCCGCCGCCAGCGCCTCCGCCGACAGGTTGACCAGCTCACCGATCAGCTCATGCACCGGGGTCTGCGACAGCGTGGCCGCATACTTCAACATCGCCTCCCGCGAGTCGAGATATCCGCGGAGTTCGGTCTGCCCGAACTCGCCGAGCTTCATCGACTCCGGGTCCTCGTCGAAGGCCCACAACTGCGACGCGCCCGCCTTGACCTTCTCCTCCGGGCTGGCCGGCGTCCACCCGATCGCCCACCGCTGCCGGAACGCCGAGTACCACTCGGCGCCCTTGAGCATGAACGAGGTCAGGTTGATCTGATCCTGCAAGCTCATCAACGGCGCCACCTGCCCGGCGACCAGCCGCGTCTGGTTCATCGCGAACCCGCCGCGCAGATCGTCCGGCTCGGCGTCGTCGTCCAGGTCCAGATCCTCCGCGTCGCGGTAGCGCACCACCGGACACACCCGCGCCGGATGCTCGGCGATCGACACCGCCTCAAACCGCGACTCCCTCCACCGCAGCGTGTAGACCGCTTCGGCGTCGTAGAGCCGCCAGTCCCCGGCGTTCGGCCGCTTCTCCAGCGCCCACACCGGCCAGTCGTCGTCCGCGCCGTAGACCGCAGTCAGCAGCCGCGGCGACACCGGCCGGATCACCGGCACCGGGGAGCCCGGAGTCACCACCGTGTAGGCGGTGCCGTACGCACACGCCGCCCGGTGCAGTCCCGACTGCCGCTTGTCCATCCGGTTGGCCTGCCACACCCCCCAGTGCGGCGCGTCCACGTCCTCCGGCTCCGGCTCCTGCTCGCCCTCGGCCGGCTCCGGCACCACCTCGGTGCGGAACCCGTCGACGAACAGGGCTTGCGTCAGCGAGTCCACCACGATCGAGATGACGTTGATGCGGCAGGTTCGCGCCAACTCTTTGATCTCGTGCGGCGCGTCGGTCGGGATCACCGCCGGCAGCCGCTGCCGGCCAGTCCAATAGCGGCGCAGCACATCCAGCTCGGCCCGCTCGGAGTCCTGGATTGCGCGCAGCTCCGTCGCCCGCGCGACAGCCTCATCGGTGCTCAGTGGCATCTCAGAACACCGCCTTTCCGCTGCGTTTGCGCGGTGCCCTGGCTACCGCCTGGAGTCTGCATTCCCACGCCAGCGCCGCCGCCACCGCCGCGTCGATCTTCCGACTGGACGACGGATGCTCCTTGCGGATCGACGTGCCGTGCGTGGTCTGCTTCCGCACCGCGTTCAGCACATGCCGGGTCAGCACAAAGCTGCCGTCGTGGGTCATCTGCCGGTCCACCACCGCGGCGTGCAGCGCCTCCACCGCCGGTGCCGCCTTGGCGTCGACCATCCAGAACTCGATCGGATGCTGCCTGGACGCCTTCACCGCCAGCCGACGGCCGTACTCCGCCTCCCAGCCGGCGACGTAGGACTCCCACATCGCCGGGTCGGCGAAGAACCCGACCACCTTCCAGCGATCGAACGCGCCCCGAACCGCGGCGTCCACCTCAACCGCCGGCACCTCCCAGTCCTCCCCGGCGGGCCCATCCGGCTGCTCCCACACCCCAACCGGCCACACATGCCCGTCGTCGACCCGGCACGCCACCAACGCCGTCGCATCCGTCACCGCACCACGGCGCCGCCGCGACCCGTCGAAGCCGAGCACCACCCGGTCCCCGTCGGCGATCACCTTGGTCGGGTCGGCGCACGCCGCCCACTCCGGCTGAGACAACCACGCATCCGACGCATGAGTGATCTGATTCAGAAAGTCGGCACGGCTCTTCTGCTCGCTGATGTCCGGATCCCACACCGTGGCCGCGATCACGTCCATGTCCACATGCCCCGGCGGGCACGGCGGGTCGTGGATCACGCACCCGTCCGGGTGCCCGGAGCTGTCGCCGTAGGCCACCCGAAGGCCGGCCATCAGCGACTCGCGCTCGGCGAGTTCGGTCTCTGGTGGGGCCTCGCGGTGGTCGTAGTACAGGCCGTCGTCGCGGGCCTTGCCCTCTTGGATCTTCGACCAGTAGACCGCCGACGCCTCGGCCACCGACTCTTCACCCGGCGTGAAGGCGTT